CCAGACTTTAGGGAATCGAATAGATTATTCTACATATTTTGGGAAGCATGCAAATCTGATACCAGGTCATATGGAATGTGTTATCTTAAAAACCGTCGAAGCGGATTCTCATTTATGTCCTCAGCTGAATCGGTCAACCTTGCTACAATATCAACGGATTCACGGTTCGGCATATTGTCCAAATCTGGTGCCGATGCTAAAAAGATGTTCACAGATAAGGTTGTACCAATTTCCGTTAACTATCCCTTCTTTTTCAAACCGATCCAGGACGGTATGGACAGGCCAAAGACCGAGCTCGCCTACAGAGTCCCTGCCTCCAAATTTACCCGTAGAAAACTCGAAGCCAATGAGAAAATACAAGAAATTACCGGCTTGGACACCACCATCGACTGGAAGAACACCGGCGATAACGCCTACGATGGGGAAAAACTCAAACTCCTCGTCCACGATGAATCAGGGAAATGGGAAAGGCCGAACAACATCCTCAACAACTGGCGTGTTACGAAAACCACCCTTCGACTAGGTAGCAGAGTAATAGGCAAATGTATGATGGGATCAACGTCAAACTCATTAGACAAAGGAGGCGATAATTTTAAAAAGCTTTACAATGATTCAGATGTTACACAAAGAAACGCCAATGGACAGACTCGCTCAGGACTCTATTCTTTGTTCATACCTATGGAATGGAACTACGAGGGATACATTGATTCTTATGGCTTACCTGTATTCAACACACCAAAAAAAGAAGTTGAAGATCCACACGGAACAAAAATAACACAAGGCGTAATAGAGTATTGGGAAAATGAAGTAGAAGGTTTAAAGTCAGATCAAGATAGTTTAAATGAATTTTATAGACAATTTCCGCGTACAACTAAGCACGCATTTAGAGATGAATCAAAACAATCTTTATTTAATCTAACTAAGATATATCAGCAAATAGATTTTAATGAAGATCTTAAAAATTCAATTAATGTAACAAGAGGAAGTTTCCAGTGGGAGAACGCAGAAAAAGATACTAAAGTAATATTTATACCAAATAATGACGGTAGATTTTTAGTAACTTGGGTTCCACCTGCAAACTTGCAAAATAAAAGATATATAAAAAATGGCACTAACTATCCTGGTAATGAGCATTGCGGAGCATTTGGTTGTGATCCATATGATATATCAGGTACCGTGGACGGTAGAGGGTCGAAAGGTGCTCTTCACGGGTTAACTAAGTTTAGTATGGAGGATGTGCCTCCTAATCATTTCTTTTTAGAATATATAGCTAGACCGCAAACCGCTGAGATATTTTTTGAAGATGTGTTAATGGCATGCGTGTTTTACGGAATGCCTATATTAGCTGAAAATAATAAACCAAGATTATTATATCATTTTAAAAGAAGAGGTTATAGAGGTTATTCAATTAACAGGCCAGATAGAAAATATAATAAATTATCAGTAACAGAAAAAGAGCTAGGTGGTATACCGAACTCAAGTGAAGATATAAAACAAGCTCACGCAGCCGCTATAGAAACATATGTAAATGAATTTGTAGGGCTTAAAGAAACAGGATACGGGGACGTATACTTTCAAAGAACATTGGAAGATTGGGCGAAATTTAATATTAATAACAGAACAAAACATGATGCATCGATAAGTTCAGGCTTAGCATTAATGGCATGTAACAAACACCGATACACGCCAGGTCCTAAAAGAGAAAGGCCAATGCCCGTTGATTTAGGAATTAAAAAGTACGACAACAAAGGTTCAATATCAAAAATAATAAGTTAAATGAGTATATATACTAACACAAACAGCGCTTTCCCAAGTCAGGTAGTAAGTGACGCAGAGAAAGCAAGTTTGGAATATGGTACGCAGGTTGGGCAGGCTATTGAATACGAGTGGTTTGGTCAGGGTCGAACTAACGGTAATAGATATTTAACTAGTTGGAATCAATTTCACCAATTAAGATTATATGCTCGAGGAGAGCAATCAATACAAAAGTATAAAGATGAACTGTCAATTAATGGCGATTTATCTTATTTAAACTTAGATTGGAAACCTGTACCTATATTATCTAAATTTGTAGATATAGTAGTTAATGGTATTTCAAATAAGTCTTATGATATAAAAGCATATGCGCAAGATCCTCAATCAATAAAGAAAAGAACAAGCTATGCTTCTATGCTCTACGAGGATATGGTTGCTAAAGAATATTTAGACAGCTTAAAGCAAACATTAGGAATTGATTTATATCAAACGCCTAACATTAATACAGTACCGGAATCTAAAGAAGAGCTTGAGCTTCATATGCAATTAAGCTATAAGCAATCAGTTGAAATAGCAGAAGAAGAAGCTATATCATCTGTGCTTGCCCAAAACAAATACGATCTTACTAGAAAAAGATTGAATATGGATTTAACGGTTTTAGGTATTGCTTGTGCTAAAACAGGGTTTAACACAGCGGAAGGATTGACTGTTGATTATGTTGACCCAGCTTATGTTGTTTACTCTTATACTGAAGACCCAAATTTTGACGATGTATATTACGTAGGTGAAGTGAAATCTATAACAATACCAGAACTCAAAAAAGAATTTCCTAATATTTCAGCAGAAGAGCTTGAAAGAATTCAAAAAATGCCAGGCAATAGCCAATACGTAACAGGCTGGGGTGGTTACGATAAGAACACTGTGCAAGTTTTATACTTTGAATACAAGACATATCATAATCAAGTATTTAAAATAAAACAAACAGAGCAAGGTTTAGAAAAAGCTTTAGAAAAACCAGACTCGTTTAATCCACCTGAAAATGATAATTTTGAAAGAGTGTCAAGATCTATTGAAGTGTTGTACACAGGAGCAAAAGTATTAGGTAATAATGATATGCTAAAATGGGGGTTGGCAGAAAACATGTCAAGGCCTAAAGCAGACACAACCAAGGTTGAAATGAATTATGCTTTGTGTGCGCCTAGAATGTATAAAGGAAGAATTGAATCTATTGTAAGCAAATGTATTGGCTTTGCAGATATGATTCAATTAACTCATTTAAAACTGCAACAAGTTTTATCTCGTATGGTACCAGACGGTGTATATTTAGATATGGACGGACTTGCAGAAGTTGATTTAGGTAATGGCACAAACTACAATCCCGCGGAAGCACTTAACATGTATTTTCAAACAGGTTCTATTGTAGGTAGATCACTCACACAAGACGGTGATATGAATGCCGGTAAAGTACCTATTCAAGAACTTAATAGTTCAAGTGGTCAGGCAAAAATAGGAGCGCTTATACAAACGTATCAATACTATTTACAAATGATACGAGATGTGACCGGGCTGAATGAAGCAAGAGACGGAACTGCAATGGACAAAAATTCACTTGTAGGGCTGCAAAAGATGGCTGCTAACGCATCTAATGTTGCTACTAGGCATATTAATCAGTCTAGTCTTTATTTAACGCTTAAACTAGCTGAAAACATTGCTCTTAAAATATCAGATGCTTTAGAATTTCCGCTTACAAGAAGTGCATTAGAAAAATCTATATCGGTGTTTAATACTGAAACCTTAGATGAAGTTGGTAATTTAAACCTTCACGACTTTGGAATATTTTTAGAATTAGAACCAGATGATGAAGAGTTAGCGCAGCTTGAAGCAAACATACAAGTATCGTTACAGCAAGGTAGTTTAAATTTAGAAGATGCTATAGACTTAAGACAAATAAAAAATCTTAAGTTAGCAAATCAAATGCTTAAAATAAAGCGTAAAGCAAAAGCTAAACAAGATCAAGCTAATCAACAAGCTAACATTGCGGCTCAAGGGCAAGCTCAAGCAGATACTGCAGAAAAAACAGCTATGGCTGAAGTGCAAAAGCAAGAAGCTATAATGGGTGCTAATGTACAATTTGAGCAATCAAAAAATCAAATGGAAATACAACGCATGGAAATAGCAGCGCAATTAGAAGCGCAAAAAATGCAAACAAAATTCCAGTACGATATGCAGCTTAAACAATTAGATGTTCAAACAGTGCAACAAAAAGAAAGCGAAATTGAAGATCGTAAAGATAATCGTAGCAAAATGGAAGCTACACAACAAAGTGAATTGATAAGCCAAAGAAAAAACGACGGCTTGCCAATAGATTTTGAAAATCAGCCTGAACAAGGCATGCAAGCTTTCCTATAGAGAGCATTAACTATTTAATTATATTATATTATGTCAGAAGTAAAAACAAATGAACCTGTTAAACAGGAAGGTGAGTTTAAAATTAAAAAGAAAACTCCAAAAAAATTAACTCAGCAAAGCGATGAACCAATTAAAGTTAACATAAAAGAACCTTTAATTAAAGTAGAACCTGAAGTAACTAAAGTAGTAATACCTAAACAAGAAGAAGATGCCATTCAAATCGGAGAAACAGAGAAGATATCTGTGGAAGAACCATCCGGAGATAGCACAAAGGTGGGAGAACCTGTACAAGAGTCCAACGAGGATGCTGAAGGGTTTTCTCCAATCAAAGAAGTCGAAGTAAAAAAAGTCGAGGCAGAAGTTAAAGAAGCTATAAGAGATGAAAAAGTATTAGGCAAGCAATTGCCAGAAAATATTGAAAAGCTTGTTTCTTTTATGGAAGATACAGGTGGGACAATAGAGGACTATGCAAGACTAAATGCCGACTACTCAAAAGTAGATGATGTTACTTTATTAAAAGAATATTACAAAAAAGAAAAACCTTATTTAGAAGGTGAAGATATAGATCTCATTTTAGAAGACTTCGTTTATGACGAAGATATTGATGAGGAAAAAGATATGCGCAAAAAGAAAATTGCGTTTAAAGAAGAAGTTGCAAAAGCCAAAAGCTATTTAGAGGAAACCAAGAGTAAATATTATGACGAAATCAAGTTGAGATCGAACA